GGGACCCCACTTATGTATCCGCTTGTAAAAATTAAACGGACCCTTGACTACGCCTGTCCCTAATAACGATGCTTCGAAGATAGCTTTACGAAGCACGTTTACTGCGTTAGTGTCTAGAAGTTGATCGTGAATAAGCTTCTCAAGCATTCGGGCCTGTTCTTTAGCAGGCTCAAATTGTGGCTCTCCTACCCGCGCTTTTCCGGGAAGAATTGCGTCTCCAAAGTCCTTACCGTACGATCCCAACACGTGTGGCTGTGATGCAGACGTAGAACCCGGCATCATCTCTCTGCCATCTCCCGGAAAACCGTAGGGATCAGACTCTTGTTGCTGCATGGCATCATCAGCAGGAGTTCGCATATGAGCGAATTCTTCGATGCCTTCGGGTACGGGCGTAGGTTCGACTACCAGCGGAAACTTTTTGTTGGCAAATAAAATGTCAACAATTTGACCGTAGGCAGCAAGCACTTTGGTCTTTGTAATTTTGATAAATACCTTAGACCGTTCAGAATCACGATACTGTGTTGATGAATCATAGACACCTCTAAAATTCTTGTATGCCTGCAGCCATCGCTGCTCATATACATATCTACCGTTTTCTGCATCTTCAAACTTAGTCCGTATGTGCCCTGCTAAACCCGGCATCTTTTCAGACGGATTTACAATAGGTACGGCTTCGTCCTCAGACGGCTCTAGGAAATTATCGGACATACTGTTTCCTTAGTAGTCGCGTTGTTCGGCCATCTTCATGACTGCCGGATCGACGCTTGCCTTAGTAGCTGTTTTAGGCATGTCTTCCGTCAGAACACCCGTGGCAGCGCGAGTGTCAAACTCAAGCCCTTCACGATACAGCTTGTCAGCACCCATCTGATCGTCTACAGATACTTTATCTGAATTCATGATGTATGCTTCGCCCATGTTCAAATTTGTCATTTGACTGTTCTCCCTCTATTTCATAAATCCGCTGATATCTCTACCACCGGTCACAAGCCTAGTTACGATGTCTTCTAGGCTTTCGTCTGTTAGTGGTCCCCTTGTGCCGTACTGGCTCTCAAGACCCTCTTCTGCTGCGCTGATAACTTCACCAGCAGCAGCCATTCCTACGTCTTCTGTTACTTCTTTCGCAGCCATTGCAACTCCTACAGGAGTGACTTCTTCTACTCCCGCCATAGCTGTCGCCTCTTCTTGAGACATGTCGTAGCGAGTTTGCAATTCTTCAACACGCTCCGGAATGAATGCTGCTGAAACCACTGGTGCAGATTTTGCTGCTGTGGATGCAACTGTCGCTGCAACGGTCCCTGTTGCGATTCCAATTTTCTTTAGTTTGTCTGCTAACCCAGTTGGCATTGTTTCGGGCGGCAATTCTGAAACTGCTTCTGCGGCAGCTTTTTCTTTTTTAATTAGGGCCGCTTCTTCTGCTGCTGCATCTCTAAGTTCTTGCTTGGCCCGCACATTGTCTTTCGCACGTTGAATTGCTTCGGGACTGTTATCTACCTTTGCAGTCAGTCGTTCTGTTTTTATATCCTCTAAACGCTTCTGCAGTTCTTCGTTTTCAATTTCAGTCTGTAGTTGTGTCTTGCGAGACAGTGTGTCAATGGTTGACAATTCTTGTGCGCTTGGCTCTCTGACAAAATTAGTGATGTTTCCTGTCACTAAATTATCGACTTTTTCCGGTGTCTTATATATAACGCGAGTGCTTTCATCCGGACTTGTCATGCGAGGGACGTCGAGTCTGTTCATGATAAAAAGAGCGTTGACAGTATCTGCGCCCATGTTCTTTGCATTTTTGTGAATCAGCAAGTTACTGAGAGGACCGACACGCTCGTCGGGAACGGCACCCGTGTAGTGTTCCTCTAGGATATCGCCTGCATCATCTATGCCTACGCCCGCGTGACCCATCCACGACTTGACAGCGCCTCTGTCAACCCTAAACTCTCTGAGAAGCTGACGGGCAAGAATCTTACGAATTACGGAGTGGGTGCCGCCCTTCTTTGCGGGTAGCTGATCCGGAAAACGCTCTTCCAACAGGGGCTGAATACGATCCGTCCAAAGCTTGTTAACCTTAGTCTTACTAACACGAAAGAGATTCGTCTCTGACGTTACTTCCCCCGGCTTGAGGTTAGCCACCTGCTTATCGTGATGTGCTTTTAGAAATTCAGCAAACTCACCCGTGTAGGTTACTTCGGGCCGGGTCTTGTTTCCCGTCTGTTTTCCAGCAATCTCTGCAATCAAGTTTCCATTATCATCTTGACCAAACGTAACATCACTAATCTTAATGCCGTCCGGACCTATATTTGACTCTAGTCGCTGACCGGTGTACTTTTCGTAGTACAGATAAGCCCGTGCGTCCGAATCTACTAAAACTTCTTTCTTTGTCCCTACACCATTGTCAAAGACCTCATACGACTCTACGTTCAAAGCTTCGTCGTAGATTTTATCTAAGTCTTCAGAAAAAATAGTCCCCCGCATAGGGTCGCCGCCTCGCGACTGAACACCTGCCAACTTGTACTTGACGCGGGCAATGCCGCCCGTACCACCCAACTGTTGAACATTGATAGGAGTCTCTAGCAGCTTAGAATTTGTTTCTAGACGTGTTTCGAACCAAATCCACGGTCCCCACCGGTTTACACCAGCCTTACTTTCGATAGGGTCTAGGGCTGTATTGAATTCTTTGGTTGTGTATACTTGAAAATAAGGGGCATCAACATCAACATCCTCTTCCGCAAGTTGACCAATCAGATTGACAGTTCTGTTGAAATTGTCTTTGTCTGCTTTTGTTGGTCGTGTAGATGCGAGTGCCGTATCAGCAATGTAGGATAAGGCTTCACGAACGGTGATGCTCTTGTCAGCCATCTTCTGCGTAAACAACTCCTCCGTGACAGCCACACGTTCTGCTGCGTATGTAGGACCAGTCTGTCTTTTAGGGGGAGTTTTAGTGGCCATCAGTACCCGAATGTCGCGTCTTGTATTTTATAAACTTGATTCTTGATAGAACCTAGCTGTTTATGTATAGAAGCGTACCCGCTCATTCGTGTCATAAGCATATACCGAAGAGCGTCGTACGCATGATCTTCTGCCTTAGTATCCACATCCTCACTGTTTGTTTTAGACAGGGGGATACCGGCAAGTTGTTTTACTATGTTTTGACAAGATGAAAATAGACGCAGCCTTGGCTCTTCCGTATACGGATCGTTAGCAAGACGTCTGTGTATTTCCATCTTTCCTTGTATTCTATTACGATCAGAGGGCGTCCATCGTACGCCGGACCTCATCATCGTTTCTGCTATAGATGGACCGAATCCTGTCTTGTTCCAGCAAGACGAGTCCAAAACAGTGTAGTGGGGGACGGGATCAAGTTGTTCTGCTTCTAATATTCTATCAGCTAATTCTTCTGCTGTCAAGTGATTTTGATATAATTCTCTGTATACCCAAATATTATTGTCCCAGTCTATCGCACCCCACAAAACACACGAGGGCGCTGCGTAGCCATAGTCTGCCGCACGTATACGGGGCCAGTTGGTTGGCAAGTCGAATGGTTCGACCACGTGTCTCATTCTTGAAAATTCGGGGAAGGCCGCTCCCTCCGCCACGTCCCAATCCCCTTCAAGAAGCCTCTTCCGCTCGACTTCCGGGAGCGACCTAAGCATAGCCTCGTACTGGCCATCTGCTAATAGGTAGGGATTGTCAGTCAGCCGTGCTGGTACAAATTTGCGGTAGAACAGGGGCTGACCTGCCTTTTCGTGACCGGGTGGCCACAGGTATTCTTTTTGTGTATCTATGTCGAACGCAGCAAAAGGCTTATTTGGTTCGATGTTATCAATGTAAGTCTTCTTGACCCACCAACCACCCACTCCTCCGGGGTTGGCTGTGCAGCGCATGTACAGGTGTTGCTGGAGTTCACTATCAGTAGAGCGAAGGCGAGAACGCAAGTAATCCCAGACGTAGGGTGTAGGATACTGCGTAATCTCATCGATGCCAATCCAGTTGAATGCCTGTCCCTGAAAGCGGGTTACGTCTTTGTCCCTGTCGAGGTACGTGAACCAAATTGTTGCACCAGACGGAAACACCCATGTAGACTTCGACTCACGAAACTTCGCACCCGGAAATGCCTTGACGTATAGCTGGCGTGACTTGTCGATCAGTTCGGTCAGTTCGTCGAGAGTACGCCTAAGTAGAAGCCCACGATGATTAGGGTTGTGACAGAAGCGAAGAGGATCGGCCAAGAGAGCGAAAGATTTACCGCCCCCGGCTGCACCGCCATAGAGAACATCTCTCTCACTCGCGCTGAGAAAGTCTGTTTGAGGACCATCATTCGGCTGAAATACGACTTCGCTTTCGCCCACAAGCTCAGACACTGAATCCGGTAGAACATCCAAATCCCCAAGATCGATTGTGGCAGAGGAATCACCCTGCAAAGCTTTTTCAACCTTACCAGCAGTTTTTTCGAGTGTTTTTGCATACTGTTTTCTATCTGACGCTGCTTGGGATGTCTTTGCTGCTTTTTTCTTGGCAGTTGCGATACGTTTCTGCGTTGCGCGGCGCGCACGTTCTTTTGTAGAAAGATTATATGTTGCCTTTGGCGCATTGGGGTCTTTTTTAGGTCGCCCACGCCTCTTGGGGGCTTCTTCAGCCATCGATGACTACTTCATTTTTGGGTGGAAGCAGTACAACACCGTGTACAGCGGTAACATTGTGGTTAATTTGTTCGGGTGCCTTCACCCCGACGCGATTCAAAAGAGATTCTGCTGCTTTTAAGCGCAAATCATCGCCTCTTTCGGGCACTGGATTGTCGATGGTGCTTACTATGCGGTTTGCAGCCTTCATAGCATTCACGGATAGTATGTCTTTGGTTCGTTCTACTATCTCATCTGCTAAATTCTTGCGTAACCATCCTGCAGAACCGACGGAATAGCCTGCATCTACGGCTGCAGCACTGACATTGCCGCCATTTTCAAACAGAATATCGAGAAATTGACGCTGTTGAGGCGTAAGTTCTCTCTCTTTTTGCTTTTGTTGGGGTAGAAGGTTCATACTAAGCACCAAAACAGTGAGGGGGTGTAGGCTATGGCCCACCGAAAGCCGTCATTCCCGTGTGAAAAGCAGTGAAGGTGGCGAGATGCGCTAATTTGTGAGCGAACCTACACACATATTATGTGTATGTGTCAAATAATTGTCAAGTAAAAAAATTTTCAGACTTGACATTTTGTGAATTCGTATGTAGAATGAGGGTACTACCCGCCGGGATATATATACACACTGTTTTGGTACGTGTGTGGGGCACTGTTTTGGCCCATATCGATTACTCTCCAAATACAAAATTGATGTCGGGGTTGCTAGACCATATACCGGTCCCCCCCGTGGCCCATGCGCGCCCACACACGATCCCATATATTTTTATCGGTGATGATTTGCCAGAGCGCCGCAAACAGTCTGACGGACAACCCACCACACCACACCGGAAACAAGCTGCAACCCGCTCGCCCGTGCGCCCGTGTATAGGGTTTGTCATATCTTTTATTTGATAGGGGAGTGGCTGATGGGACTAATAGTAACAACAACCCGCACCGCACACTGGCGAATTATCCCGCCGATACAACCCGCTGGTCAATTAACAGACACCAGCACATAAAAAGACCCCCGCCACTAAGGGACGGGGGCAAGGTTGGGAGGAAGATGCCGGGATATTAGCCCCTCACCGGCAGGGTAACTGGCTACTTATCCTTATGGTTGAACGCGTATGTTTTCAGCTTTTTTAGTGGCTGCTTTACGTCCATGAAGACAGTGACTTTAATCGGGTTACCGTTCTGGTCGGTGCCGGTAAGCTTCACTGTTTTAAAATCATTGTGCATGGTTGTATGCAGTGTAACTTCTGCATTGCCTTTTTGGGATGGGTGATTGCCTTTGGCTTTTGCGAAAATGTTAAGTTCCATTGGTTTTGCATATCCTCTTGCAAGTTACGAGACGGGCCAACAACGACCCGCCCCGCATGTTAAGCACAACTCACTGTTTTGATGCAAGCGAATAGTTCGCCATTTTATGACCACGGGTGCTGCCTTTCACGATCACATAGCCGCGTGCCCGTAAATCAGACAATCGCTTACTGGCTGCGCTGGGTGTCGTCCTGCACTCTTTAGCAAGCGTCCGGAGCGTCACCGGATACGTGCGAACCTGTAACACATGCAGCATGCGCGCCAGTGATCGTGGCAGTTTAGCGCGCTCTTGTGGCGTGACAACGATCCGCTGCTGAAGGGATTCGCGCTGCGGACTGGTCTGTTCTGCGAACAATTTACCGCGCATTTTACTGATGATACGATCCCGCTCGTCTGCCCGTATCACTGCCTCGAAATCATCAGTAAGCTTTTTAAAAGCTTCGATCAGATGTGTTGGATATTCCATGATGGTATGTCCTTTCATTACCATATTGCGATCAGTAGTAAGCTAAACAGCACCAATAGAAGCGCCGTGGTTAAAGTCTTGTGGATTGTCACAAGGAATTTCATCAAGCCGCGATCCCTTCCAAGTATTGCCAGCTAGGTGAATCAATAACCGCTCTGACTTCATTGTTACGGCGACTGGCGACCATTTCCCTATTATTGTTGCTATCCCGACTCATTGGCAGATGCGTGGCATAGTGAGTTAAAGCGTTATAAGCGCCCCACATGGTCGAGCCTAATTCTGCCTTTTCTTCGTTGAAGCGTTCAAGCAACCAGTTCAAACGC